ACCAGAACTAGCAGTTTGAAAAATTAAACCTACACTATCTGTTGTTAAAGATCCTGCTTTAATATAAGCATTTCCAGAACCAGCACCACCAGTAACCCCCATGAAGATACCTTGATCACCACTAGAGTTTTCAAGAACTGAGAAACCATTCGTATCTGTACCTGTGACAAAAGATCCTGTACCATTTACCTCTAATTTATAAGAAGGATTTGCTTCGCCAATGCCAACATTGCCTGATGAATCAATACGTAATCTTTCTGTGCCACCAGTTTTAAATGTTAGTGTATCAGCAGCAGCCGAATCCATTCCTGTATTAGTATCATGTGTAAATGTATAAAAAGGATCATGAGAATTATAAGCAGTTGATCCATTACCAACATACATAACACCAGTAGAAGATATTTGGTTAACAGTTGTACCACCAACAGTAATTTTAAACGGAGAGAAAGCTGCACCTACTGCCGCAGCATATTTAAATCCTGCTCCAATAGCATTACCACCAAAACCAGAATTACTAGAATCAACTAAGAAATAAGCACCATCTGTAGTATTAGATCCTTCTTTAGAAACTGTTAAACCAGAAGTAAATGAGGTGGTACCTATGCCAACATTGCCTGATGAATCAATACGCATACGTTCTGATCCAGAAACAGTAGTGCTATCTGCAGCAGTGTAAAATCTTATGGCAGTAGAAGTGTTCATAAGAGAACTACCGCCACCTATATAAAGATCATTATACCCACTACCAGCAGATCCCATGACAATCGCCATAGGTTCTTCAGCATTGGTATAATGTGGTGTAGTTATTCTACCAATTTTTTGAGTTGAGTTTGTTACTGTTGTTCCATTACTATCTGCACCAACTCGCAAAGCTATAGAACCTTGTTGAATTGCAGCATCACCTTTTACATGAAGTTTATAAGAAGGGCTTGTTTCGGATATTCCAACCTTATCGCCATTACCAGAGACGTTCAAAATAGGCGTAAACACAGAACCATCATTGTTAAACTCACCCATCTGGAGCAAGTCGTTAGACTTTTGGAAACCCATCCGCTGGTAAGCACCACTGGTTTCTTTTAACTGGATTGTAAAAGCACTAGAGCCACCATCCAGATCAAGAAGACCTACAGGCGAAGCTGTACCAATGCCAGTATTGCCTCCACTTTTGACCATAAGTCTGTATTCACCATCACCGTACACAGCGAAAGCTGAAGCGTTGTTAGCTGCTGTTGAATCAGTTCTGACTAGCAAGCCTTGGTTGCTTGCTCCTGTACCAGTATTGTAAATTCTTGCTGCCCAATCAGCAGAGCTATCTTCAACAGTTAAACGATAAGTTGCTGTGCTTGTGCCAATGCCAACATTGCCACTATTGTCAATACGCATCCTCTCAACTGAGTTTCCAGTATGAAATTCAATATCACCACCAGACACATTACCTGCACTAAGAAGCAATCGACCTGTTTCAGCATTTTCATTTCCATAAACACCGACAAATGAACCTCTGCTTGGGCTGGCTGCACCACCACCATTGATAAATATTCGTGCATTGTCTGAAGCATCACTTGTGGTTGGTGATACATTTGTAGTTGTAGCACTGAAATTAATATTTCCAGCAAACGTGGCATTGCCTGATGAATCAAGCGTCATTGCGGTAACAGCACTACCACTAGCCAAAGTTCTTAGTTCAAGATTTCTATCATTTGCACCATCACTAACAGCCGTAATCCTAGCTGCACTGTTGTCGCTAGCTGTGCTTAATAGTAATCCTGCGCTAGTACCAAACGCATTTGTTCCTGTTGTGTTATCTCCAGAGAATACAGCAGCACCACGGCTATCTAATTTTTCTTTTGCTGCGGTAGTCCCAATGCCAACATTGCCACTGTTGTTGATACGCATATGTTCTGACATTGTACCAGAATTAACAGTTCTAAAGATCAATGTTCCATCTTCAGCACCATTAGTAGGATCAGAGATTATTGCATCAATTTGAGCATAACTAGTTTCTGCACTTGTGCTATCATTATTTCTAAATTGTATAGCTCCTGCATTATGGGTTGCTACACCAGCACCATTGTTTCTATATAAACCTAAAATTGGTCCTAATGATGTAGCTGTTGCAGCCGTAGAAATAATGTTTAAAGCAGTGCCAGCCGCAGACCTTGTGATAGAAGAAGTAGAAGAGCTACTAACATCTATAGAACCAGCAAACGTGGCGTCACCATCTTTTTCAATTTCAAAAAGTCTGCTTGTTGCTACACCAGAAGCACCTCCTGTAAACACAACAAAAGCATCTGCATCGCTTGAATCATTGTTATTACTATCTGTGTAGATTCTGACTGAACCTCTACTTTCAGCATCAAGTAATCCAGCACCGCCTCTTAAAATTCTTTCAGTCGAAGATCCACCAGATAAATCTAGTTCTCCGCTAGTTGGAAGAATTACATCACCACCAAACGTGGTATTGCCTGACGTGTCTATAGTTACAACATCAGAGCCGTTAGAACCTAGCTTTAGACCTTTACTACTATCACCTCTTACCTTTAAATTTGTGCTGTCAAAGGTAACACGACCAACGGCTGCACCAGAGCCATTCTGAAATAGTAAGTTAGCACCACTAGCAGGATTACTGGTGATTGATCCAGAAAACGTGGCATTACCACCTATAGAAGTAGCTCCTCCTACATTCAAAGTAGAGCCTACTGATAAAGCAGCAGATACAGCTAAACTTCCACCTACTCTACCATCAGTAATTAGTTCTGCTGTAATACCTGTAAGATTTGATCCATCACCATAGTAAGCACTAGCACATACACCAGCATTTTCAAACTTGACTTGTGTACCAACTGCTGTTAAATTACCAGCTATAGATACATCACCACCCGCAATAATTCCATTTACAGATATGTTTCCACTAATCTCTCCACCCGGTAAATTAGTTAAGTTAGATCCATCTCCATAGTATGCTGAAGCACATACACGAGCACTAGCAGCTTGAAGATTAGTACCAAGAATAGTTACAGTATCACCAACTACTAAACCACCACTTACAGAAACTGCTCCACTAAATCCAGCATTACCTGTAGCTCTAAATGTTCCACCTATTGAAGCAGAAGTAGCTACATCAAGCCGACCACTAACTGATACATCATTTTTAAATTCTGTCTTAGATGTAAATGTACCTGCACCAGCAACATTAAACGTACCGCCTACAGTTACGTTATTCTTAGCAGCTAATGCATTCTCTACAGTAACAGTAGATTTAAATGTTGCTGCACCTACAGCCGTAACTGTACTATTAAATTGTGCTGCACCAGAAACTGTAACAGTAGAACCAAACTGTGCAGCTCCACCTACAGATACAGCAGCTTTTAAATGTGTTGCACCTACTACTGTTGTTGTTCCAGATACTTGTAGATTACCACCAACAACAGCATTGCTAACAGATATGTTACCTGCTATAGTCGCAGTAACGCCAGTAATATTAGAACCATCACCATAAAAAGCACTAGCACAAACTCTATCGTCAGCATGAATATTACCTCGCACAGATACGTTGCCAGAAACGGCTGCATCACCAGTAACTTTAATTGCACTGACTGCAACTTGTAATGCTGTATTTGTTCCATCTCCTGTTTGTACAGGTTTTAAAGAAGTATCAACTCCTGTATTACTTACAGCAGAGCTTACAAGTATAAGTTGTTTATAAGTATTAGATACAAGTTTATTAGTTAAATCTGTCATATCTGTTGCCACCTAGTATCTGTGTCTGCCCATGTTGTTGTTACTTGGCTCCAAGTTAGATTTCTTCCACCTATATCTGGCCTTGGATTAAGTATAGCAGGATTGTCTCTAACATCTGGAACATGATTTTGTGGGTGATTTTTTAAATCATATTGCCCTTCATAGTCTTGTGGGCATACTAACATCCCATAACTATTCATTCTCATTTGTCTATGTGGATAAACAAATCCACATGTATCACACATTGCTAATGCATTTTTAGTGCTTGCCATTATATATATCCTAACTTTGGAACTATATGCATAGAAGCTCTTTGCCTATCTTCTTCCATAGCTCTCATAAGAAGTTCTTCATAATTAGCTTTTAACATTTGTATACGATCAGGAGCTACTAATGGACGTTTCATTGACATATAGTATGCAAGTCCCATAGTCAAGCAAGGTAAAAATCTTTTTGGTATATCTGCATTTTGTGTAGCAGACTTATTTATATCCTGAAGCTCTCTAAATATTTCAAGCTTAACACTGTCACTTGAGTTATCTGGTAGAGGCCACAGTCGTAGTACAGGATTGTCTCGTTCTCTTCTTATACTATATTGGCTTGGTCTACCTGTCTGTGTCTTATTTGGAATTAAAAGATATTCTTCAGATGTGATACGCTCTAGTTGTGTATCAGTATTATCTTTACTATATACAACTTCAAGAGCATCTATCGTAGAACTATCAAGAGAATAAGAAGCTGTACTTGCTGCAACTGTAAAAGAAGAAGTTGAAGTAGTCCACAACATAACACCACGGTTCTGCCAATCTTTTAACATAAGATTAATAGAACGTCTAGCAGATGCTGGTTCATGGCCTAGAGTACTCTCTCCACCAATCATCTCTGTAGCTTCTTGAATAACTTCATCTATGTCTAGATTAAAGTTATATGTTCCTGATACCGCCATTATTTTCTATACCTTGCTGTTTTCCTAGCTATTTTCTTTGGCTGCTTTACGAACTGCTTCCCGGCAGCAGTCCCTTTTCGCTTTGCTTTTGTGGTCGCTGCATACTCTTTGGATGTCAGTGACTTGATCGCCTTCTCTGGCAAATATCTTTCGCCAGTAACGCTTGACGGCTTTCCAGATTTTGTTCTCCATTTCTGCTTACTCCATTTAGAAAGTTTGTTTGTACTTTTCTTTTTGGGTCCAGAATAACTTCCACCAGCATCTTTATAATATTTAACTGCAAGTTGCATAGCACGAGCAGAGTGTTTCCCACCCATCTTTGCTTTTGCTCTTGCCTTTGCCGCAGCCCACTTCTTGGGATCACGCTTTGTAGCAACTCCTGATTTCTTTTTAGCAGCCATACTTAACGAG